GCTATCGTGGGCACGCAAGCACAACCCTATCGTGCGTGTGGATCACACCCGCTTCGACTTGACGCAATCCGAAGACTACTGGCGCGTGGGCGCGGTTTTGCGCGATGCCAACAACGCCAGTATGCACGCCCGCTACGGTGACAAGCCAGAGGACTTCCTGCCCAAGACCGTATCAGTGGCGCACCTTGAGGCCATCGACATTGTGTCTGGGTGCGACTGCTTTGACTATCAGGCTTGCGAGTACGAAGGTTGGGAAAAATCTGGTGCAAAGAATGCCGTTGACCAGATACGCAATGCCGCCTCACGCAAGATAGCGGGTTACGGACGATGCTGGGAGTTGTGCCTGCCGCAGGTCGAGGAGGTCGCATGATCGATCAATTCGATATGTTCGATGGTGAGGGCGCGTTCTTAGGCAAGATGCGCCACAACTGGAACAAAGCCATCGAGAGCGAGGGCGCATTCTGCCCTTGCTGTGGCAAGTGGGGCAAGGTCTACAAAACCAAGATAAGCCAGCACCTTGCACTGTGCCTGCGATGGATTAGCACACACGGCGATGCTGATGGCTGGGCTGATGTGCAGAACACTGGCCCGCGTTTCATGCTGAAGAGCAAGACCTACACACTGCTGGAGCATTGGGACTTGATCGAGTCAAAGTCAAACCGCTCTGGCATCTGGCGTGCAACGCTGAAGGGCCAAGACTTTGTCAGTGGCCTGATCAACCTGCCCTCTGCTGTCCACATTTACGACAACAGGGTGTGGGGCTTTGAGGCCGACGAGGTTTCGTTTCGCGGGTGCTTCGGAAAGCACTTTGACTTTGACGAGATGATGTCTGACCAATTCAAATGGGCCAATCTTCAGGAGAAAAAATAATGAGCGAGACCACCATGAGCGAATACATCAAGGGCTTCGACGCAGGCTACGGCTATGTCCTGCAAGAGGTCGAGAATTACATCAAGCAATACCCAGACAACAAGTTTGTGCTGGAGGAGTTGTTGGCCCATCTCAAGATGGAGGGCAAGCCAGAATGACCGATCTGTTTGGACATGAAGAGTTTGATTGGCGCAAAGAGTGGCAAGGTATGCCAGAGTTCTTTCAAGAGGACTTGATGCCACAGCGTGTGATCAATTTGCGCTTCCGATGCGAAGAGGATGTGCAGGAGTTTGCCAAGTTGATTCAGCAGACAATCACGCCCAAGCAGAAGGCGCTCTGGTTCCCCTTCGCTGAGTTCCGCAGAGCCGCGCATTTGAGGTGGGTTGATGAACCCTAAGTACCCCATCTACATCGTGTCTAAGGGTCGCTGGGAAACGCGGCTGACAAGCAAGGCATTGGAGCGAATCAATGTGCCCTACTACATCGTGGTGGAGGAGCATGAGCGCGACAGGTATGCGGCGGTGATTGACCCAAGCAAGGTGCTGGTGTTGCCAGCGGGTTACCTGTGGAATTACGACACTTGCGACGAGTTGGGTGAGGCGCGGGGAAAAGGCCCCGGGGCCGCTCGAAACTTCTGCTGGGATCACTCCATGAGCCTCGGCCATGCTAGGCACTGGGTCATGGACGACAACATCGCCTCGTTCAACAGGCTTAACCGCAACCTCATGGTGAAGGTCACATCAGGCACCATCTTCAAAGCCACCGAGGACTTTGTTGACCGCTACGCCAACATCGCCATCGCTGGTTTTAATTATGATTTTTTTGCAAAGGCCAAAGAGCCTCTGCCTGCGTTTGTAATGAACACCCGCATCTACTCCTGCCTGCTTATCGACAACAGCCTGCCAATGCGCTGGAGGGGCCGCTACAACGAAGATACAGACCTGTCCCTGCGCGTGCTGAAGGCCAGATATTGCACGGTGCAGTTCAACGCATTCCTGCAAGAGAAGGCCACTACCCAGACCATGAAGGGTGGTAACACCGACGAGTTCTACGCCAAGGAAGGAACCCTGCCTAAGTCAGAGATGATCCAGCGCCTGCACCCTGATGTGGCCGAGGTTGTCTGGCGGTTCAATCGCTGGCATCACCATGTGGACTACACACCCTTCAAGCGCAACCCCCTTATTCGCAGGGACTGGGTGACCGTCCCAGAGGGAATCAACGACTACGGCATGGTGTTGAAGGACACTAGGGAAAGCACCTAGAAATATTTTTTTGTTTGCCGCACATTTTTGTGAAATATCGTATTACACTACCATCACTGCAATAAGCAGGTAACAGCGAAAAGGAAAGCGAATCATGGAAAAAGCAAACTTCTCCCAACTCTTGAACGATGCCATCAACCAACCCGGCATCATCAGCAAGTGCTACAGCACATTCCACGGCTACAGCCTTGGCAACCAGTTGTTGGCCTATAGCCAGTGCGTCGCCCGCGACATTCCCGTTGGCCCTATCGCCACCTTCAAAAAGTGGAAAGACCTTGGCCGCTCGGTGTCTAAGGGCCAGAAGGCCATCGCGCTGGTAATGCCCGTCACCATCAGCAAAAAGGACGAGGCAGGCGAGAAAACTGGCGAAGTGTTCAGCCTGTTTACCCTCAAGAACAACTGGTTTGTGCTGGGCCAGACAGAAGGCGAAGACTTTGTTAACGAAGTGGTCGTGCCATCATGGGACAAAGCCAAGGCTCTTGAGACTCTCGGCGTCACAGAGGTGCCCTTCAATCACACCGACGGCAATTGCCAAGGCTATGCAGTGGCAAGCAACATCGCGGTCAACCCCGTGGCCGTCCTGCCCCACAAAACCCGTTTCCATGAGATCGCTCATGTGGTGTTGGGCCACACCAAAGAAGGCCAACTGTCTGACAGCGAAAGCACACCACGCGATGTGCGCGAAGTAGAGGCAGAGGGCGTTGCATACATCCTGTGCGCGTTGCTCGACCTCCCCGGCCTGCACGAGTCCCGTGGCTACATTCAAAACTGGTTGCAGGGCGCGGAGATCACCGACAAGACAGCCCAGCGCATCTTCAGTGCGGCCAACAAAATTCTCGAAGCAGGACAGCCTGCAAAAGAATAAGGGAAAGTCCTAATAAAAATAATTTGAAGGGGACTTGCAAACCCCCTTCAAGTTAATGTTATACTTTCACCACTGCAATGTGCAGGACAGCGAATTAGGAGCGAAAAATGACACACCCATTTGAAAAAGCAGGACTCGGCAAGGCACCCTTCTCATGCACAGGCGTGAGCGAAAATGTCTGGGACAACGGCGACGGCACAACCAAGGCTGGCGGCGTCTGTGACTATTGCGGCACAGGCATTCGCTGGGAGTTTTGGATTAAGGGTTCCATTGCTGGCGCAAAGCAATTCAAGGTGGGTTGCGATTGTGTTGCCAAGACTGGCTGGGGCATTGATCGCTTTTTGGAAGTTCGCGCCGAACACACACGCGCACGCCGTCAGGCTGGTGCCCAGAAGCGCCGCGAGACACGCAAGGCACAGATCGAGGCAGAACGCGCTCAGAGAGCCGCAGAGCGTCAAGAGACTACCCAAGCATGGCGCGATGCCAACAGCGCCTTGGTGGCCCGTTTACAGGCTTACAAGGGTGACAATGAGTTCCTGCGCGGCATGATCCAGAACTTGGCCCAATGGGGCAATCTGTCCCCCCGTCAAGTCGAGGCCACTGAGTCCTGCTTCGCGGTGATCGAGCGCCAAGAGTTTGCCCGTGCTAACAGCCAGCATATCGGTGCCATTGGCGACAAGGTCACTCTGACCATTACCGTGGAACACATCATTGTCATTGAAGGTTTCTACGGTACAACTTACATCACTATTGCCCATGACAAGCAGGGCAACGCCGTCACCTACAAGGGCGCTGGTCGCCTCATTGGCCGCAAGGGTGAAACACACACAATCAAAGCCAGCGTCAAAGACCACACCGTCTACAACGGCGTGAAGCAAACCGTTATCCAGCGCCCAAAAGTTCTGGAAGTGGCATTAGGGTAAGTCCCTACAAAATAATTTGTGAGGGGCTTGTACAGACCTCACAAGTTAATGTTATACTTTCACCATGCACTGAACTTCTCGGTGCTACAACAGCGAAAGAAAAGCGAAATGAAAAACAATTCTTGGAAAAAAGATTACTTGGTTGTCATTCACAGTGACTACGACAATACATGGCGCGACATGACCAACCCCTGCACCTTCAAGCAGGCGGTTCACTTTGTTTGCCACAAGCGGTTTGTCTCTGCAATGGATCGTGGTGCCATACGCATCGTGACTTTGTCAGAGTTCGCCACATTGCCACAGAGCGGAGTAACAGCATGACCTACATTGCAGAAATTGAAACCCGCGTTGCAGGCATCCCTTGCGTAATCGGTGTTGTTGAATACTTCAGCGTTGCTGGCTCTTACTGCCAAAACGCGGCCAGCGACTGGGACTACCACGGCTACAGCGAGACCGACTGGGTGGTGTGTGACCGCCGTGGCCGTCCTGCCCCGTGGCTGGAAAGGAAGATGACCAGCAAGGACGAGTCCCGCATCGAGCGCGAGATTTCCGAGTACATGAACGACTAAGGGTTTGTCCCTACAAAATAATTTAAAAAAGTGTTGTCAAGGTGAAATATCGTGTTACACTATCTTCACTGACACAGCAATTCCGCATAGTCAGTTAAAAGCGAAGGACAGCGAAAATGGCAAAACGCCTCACACTTAAACAAATCCGCATCGGCCAACTGGTCGTCCGTGGTGAACACGCAGACGCACAGGTCTACACCATTGCCGCAATACGGGGCTTCAACATCCATGTCATATGGTTTGAGGGCACCCGCAAATGTGGTCAGTGGACAGACTACGGCGACTGCTACAAGCCAACACTTGAGCAGATCGAGTACAGCATTGCGGCCAACGGCAGGTTGGCATCGGGCCAAGACATCAAGGACTTGGACTTAGCGTAAACCAACAGGGGGCTTCGGCCCCCACAACCAAATCAATAACCAACTGAAAGCGAATCGATTATGAACGACGAAATTGAAACAAGCATCAACACCGAGCATGGTGTACGCGTGTCTGTCTCCGAGTGGGACGACGGTGGTGCATGGCTCCACCTGCAAGGCCGCAATGCCAACATGAGTACCGTGCTGACTCGTGACGAAGCCCAGCAGTTGTTGGCTGGCCTGCAAGCCATCTTGGCGAAGGAGGTGACAGTATGAGACAAACACAACTTGAGTTTTACATCAAGGCATATGAACTTGAACACGAATTATTAAAAAAAGCGGCGTTAAGAAACGAAGAACTTATGTCAATCATAAGAATGCTGGTAGAGCAACTTGAGGAGAAAAACAAATGAACCGACAGCAGATAGAAGAGTTCATGGGCGAACTCAGCATTGGTCGAGTCATTCGCAGACTGCCCTCCGAGGACAGGAAGCGTGTGTTCCAGCAGTTGGTCGAGACAGCACCAGAATTCTCAGCCAAGCAGTTTCAAATGTTTGGCCTGAAGGGATCATTCGGACTGAGCGACCAGCACCGCGAAAAAATTTCAATCGGCATCAGAAGATCACTGGAAAAAAGAATGAAGGCAAAACAAGCAAAGGCACAACGACATGAACAAGCAGGAGATTGACGACATGATGAAAGACCTTCCAAGCCAACAATTACCCGAGGAGACCGTGTTGCAAAAGTTAATTATTGGTATAATCTTTATTGCGTTTTTGATGTTCTGGATGTGGGTGCCAGACTTCACGCTGGATGAAGAAGACTGCATGAAGCAGAAGTCCAGCGCATATGTCAAAAACCTATGTAGCGAAACGCAAGCGAAATAAAACCGAGTCGGTTCTTGGCCCCAAAGGCCGAGGCTGACAACATCTTCTGGTTCGAGGGATCGTTGATGTGGTTGGAACAAGGGGCTTCCCTTGATTGGTATTCCTATGCCCAAAGCATGGACTGGCGAACCATAAGCGAATCGATTACACTGCGATCAATTCGACATTATGGGGAATATGGGTCATGCCAGAAACACCGAAGGGGCCAAAGAGGCCCGCAAAGAACACTAGAGCGGCACAGGAGGCCGCAAAAGCCATTGGGAAGGCCAAGGTAGCCGCAAAGGCCACGAAGGCTTCTACGCCCGCAAAAACAGGCAGGCCAACAAAGTACAACCAAGAGACAGCAGACTTCATATGCATGATGCTAAGTGAGGGGATGAGTCTAAGGCAAATACTGAAGGCTGATACGGTTGGGAGACTTCCAGCGCAGTCTACGGTTTATGAGTGGTTGATTCGCCACGCCGTCTTTGCGGAGCAATACGCACGCGCTCGTGAGGAGCAGGCCGACACCAACGCCGACGAGATACTGTCCATCGCTGACGAGATGCCCCCTGAGTACACCGACGAGAAGGGTCGCACCAGTCTGGACATAACCTACATCCAGTGGCAGAAGCAACGCATCGAGGCCCGTAAGTGGACGGCCATGAAACTCAAGCCCAAGAAGTACGGTGACAAGTTGGGCCTGCACGGCGTGGAGGGTGCCGCACCCATTGCGACACAGGATGCGACGGCCAGCAAGTTCGAGGAGATCATCCGCAACATGGAGATGACCAAGCGTGCTGGCTGACCTGTTCGATGACCAGACGGTGGCCGAGTTCGAGACTCTGCCCGAACATAACCGAATCGCTTTTATTGCGCACGCTCAGTGGATAGCCAAGGCGCACGCCTACCAGATACCACCAGACCTGCATTTGGATTACCGAGTTTTCTTGATGCTTGCGGG